AGACCCACGCTTTGATGTGTCGGAGCATTGCGCCCACGTACGTCATCGCCTCGACTTCGGTCTTGAGGTAGTTGTTCTCGCCGTACTTCCGCTTGCCACTGTGCAGGGCCGCACTTTCGTGCAACTCGGCGATCTGGTGGATCAGGTGGACGGGCGGCTTCTTGTCCCCGTAGAGTTGCTTGGGGTTCGGTGCGGTGGTCTTGAGGCCCTTGAGCTTGGCTTCGAGGCCCATGTCGGAACTTGCGGGTCCTCCGACAGCAGGGCGTGTGTAGGTGACCGAGTGCTGATGCACACTCACGGGGTCCATGCGCCACTTGTTTCCAGTTTGTGCGTCACCCGGCATCGGGTCGTAGGGGTGTCCCATTGCAGGGCCGTGGAAGTAGCCCGGAGGGATTTGTACAACTGCTCCCGGTTTTAGACAACCACCAGCTTGTGCGATGGCGTCGTCGAGTGTCATGAAAGGGGTCATGGTGTCCAGAGAATAGGTTCGTTCTTTTCGAAGTCCCAATCACTTGCGTGAAGGATACGGGCGCATCGAGCTTGTACTAGGGCGTCCTCTTCGGTGAGTTTCGCCTTGATGAATGCGGCCTTCACGGTTTCCCATGAGACCCCTTTGGTATCCAGCAGCTTCGCAGCGGAGATCGGACCAATCCCCTTGCATCCGGGGTAACCATCGGTCGTATCGCCGGTCAGCGTCTGAAACAGGAAGTTCCTGAAGGCTTCTTCCTCGGTGACCGTCTGCCACTCACCGTTGAGGCGCTGGTCGATGTGGTAGAACTCGCCGGGGATCGTCTTCATGTCCTTGTCCATCGACAGGATTCCGCACTGGCCTTTGAACTTCGTCTGAAGGATTCCCATGCAGTCGTCACCTTCCAGCATCGGCTTCTCGAAGTGGGGATACTTCTCCTTCGCCCACGACTTCAGAGCGTTGTAGCCCACAGGCTTGCGACTCTTGCGGTTTGTCTTGTATTCCGGGTAGACGTCCTTGCGGAAGTTGTAGTCGCCTGTGAAACACAGCTTGAACTCGTCACAGCCAGAGTCGTCGCAGAACTTCTTGATCAGGTCGTCGAAGTAATCCTTGGCCTTCGCGATGTCAGTCCAGATTGACCAGACATCCGTGTCCCATTCGATCTCCGTTTCGTGTGCCGAGGAGGCGCGGTATGCGGGAATGTCCGCGTCAATCAGGAGCATCATTCGGTGATAGCCTCCACGCGAATCTTCGCCGCGTACTTGCCGTGGCTGATGATCTCGACGATCTCTGCCTCGTTGTCCTTCAGCGAGTGACCCTTGAAGCCCTCCAGAGCCGCTTCGAAGCTCTCGTAGCTGTCACGGCTGTACTGGCCTTCGTCGTTGCGGAAGCGGAACTCAGCGGTCACCGTGGTGCCTACGAGCCACATCGCGCTCTCTTCGATCAGACGACCTTCTTCGCCGTCGATGGTTGCTAAGTACGACTGCTCCGGGAAGTTGCGATCATCGCGGACGCCGGTGATGAAGATGTCGTGGCCGACGATCCAGTTGTACTTGTCGCTACGGCAGATGTCGCCAGCTTTGAACTTACTCATATTGAATTGCTCCTTCGTCTGCGCCAACGGCGTCATTGATCATTCGCATACCATCTTCGAGAGCCTCGATGAGTGCGTACGCTTCGTTTTCTTGTTCGACCTGATACGGGTCTAGGCACTCCGAAGTAATCTTCAGGAGCGTTCGGATGTCAGCTTCGAAGTTGTATTCAACTCCGTTTACTTCGACGGCCATGTGCAGGAGGTTTCCGTAGAGATACGGAGTGACCCCGACTTTCGGTGACGGCATGGATATGATTGAGACCACGTTGGGTGACGCACCAACGCCCCCCGAAGGTGTCGTCAGTCAGTCGTGTTGTAATGAGGCCGAGAGAAGCAGCCATAGCTACCTCATAGGCGTTCTCTCGGGCAAAGTTTCCCTTTAGCGCGAACGGTTCAGTCCACGCCTTGTTCAGCAGTTCGTTGAGCATCAGTGGCAGTCCGCCCAGTTGTCACCGATCTTGAACTCGGCACCCACAGGGCACTTGAGGTTGAAGTAAGTGCCAGCACGTTGAGCGCATAGCACAACCATCTCTCCAAACTCCTGCTCCAATCCTTCACGCACAGCGAACTGTTGTTCATCGTGAATGAAGCCGAGGAGAGTGAAGTCCGCATCCCAGCCATAGCGATAGCCGCGACGTTCAGCTTCCAAGAAGCACTCCACGACCCAACGCTTCGCGATAGCGGCACCAGCGCCCTGTAAGAGCGTGTTGAGGGCAGCGTGCTTGTGACGGACAGAGATGCGACGGCCATCCAAGCCGAACAGGTGACCACGTTCAGCAGCCTTGTCCACGGCTTTCTTCAGGGACCCGAGGGCCGGAAGTTTCGCGAGGAATGCAGCCTTCAGCCCCTTGCCGACAGTCCGCTGGAATGCTTCGGACTTCGTAGGGTGTGTGATCGATCCGATCTTGGCATCGCCAGCCCCGTAGAGCCACCCATAGATGAACGTCTTCGCGTTGTCACGAGTAGGAAGACCAGCAGCGGCCTGATTGACCGCGTGGATATCCCCTTCGAGGATTACTCGTCCGTACTCCCCGTCATCCCACTTCGCCATGTAGTGGGCAAGGCAGCGCAGTTCGATCCCTGATAGGTCGGCACCCACTTGTCGGAAGCCAGCGCGCACATGGAAAAGCCTTCGGCAGTCTTCGCCCCACAAAGCTCGCACACTAGGTACTTGGGCAATGTTTGGGGACGAGTGCGTGCAGCGGCCTGTAACAGCGCCGTTTGTGTTGCAGGAGTGGTGGATGTGTCCTTGCTTCTCAGACTTGAGCCATGCCTGATTTCCTTCCGCAAGCTGCCCAATTCGTTTCTCCAGTAAGAAGTAGTCCGACAGAATCTTCGCTTCGGGGTAGTCCAGCTTCGACAGAATCACTTCGTCGACAACAGGCTTGCCACCTTCAGTGAAGACCTTGGGTTCCCATCCGTACTTGCGGATGAGTCGTTGTGCGATCTGGTCGCGGGAACCGGGGTTGAACTCGGTTACTTTGGCCTTCAACTGCTTGCCCGTCTTTGCGCTGATACGCTCTTCGACGAGGGGCGGGAAGGTTTCCATCATGTGCAGACGAAGATCGTCACGCTTGGCTGCAAGGGTCGCGTAGAGCCTTCCTGCGTCTTCAACCTTGAACGGCCAGCCTGACCTCTCCATCATGGAGCAGAACCAACGGATGTCGTGTTCCAACTGCAGAGCACGTCCGTCATACTCGATAGCCCCAAGCTTGTTCCAGAGGGCCTCAGTGACTTCAACGTCGAGGTCACAGTAGTCGCCCATGGCATCGCTGTACTCAGCCCACTCAAGGGCCACAGGGTAGTTAGCCTTGCCCCATGCAGCGACCCATTTCTCCTGCGCATCCTCGTCGAACTTCTTGAGGGCTGCGGGAGTCAGGGATTCCATGTGCGTCAGGAAGTCGGTCTCGTAGTTGGCACGAATCCACTCATCCTTGAAGTCATCGGCGTACTCACCCTTTTGGAGTCCCAAACGATAACCCCAAGCCTCTAGCTTGTGGGAACCAACAAGTTTCCCCGGGAGTCTTCCGGCCTTGATGTGACCACCATCGCGGGTGATCAGGTCGGAGAAGATCAGGCGAGACATAACCAGCGTGTCCCGTACCCGTTCCCGCTGTACCACGAACCCCGGATACAACTTCTGGATCACAGGGATGTCGTACGAGATGATGTTGTGTCCACCAAGGATGCCTTCGTCCGCTGCCTTCTGCAGATACTGAACGGCACCTTGGATATTCTTCGGAGTCCAGCGGCGCTTCTCCCCGGTGCTTGGGTCCTTGACGGACACGCAATGGATCACCGTTACATCTTGCAGGAGACCATTGGTTTCCAAGTCAAACAGGGTAACGCGCATACTTGTTCCTTTTAAAAGAAGTCGTTCGATTGGAACGTGAACTCGGGATACTTCGCCTTGAGGCGTCCGAGACGTTCCGCTTTGATGTTTGCCGAGTAGGTGACGATCTCGGTCATGTACGTCTTCATGAACTCCGTGGTCCCATAGACGTTCGTCCCATCGAACCAGCACTGGCTGATCGAATCCGGGAAGCACGCAACGCGGTGCCAGAGGTCCGTGACCAGAAGCACGTCCATGGTCTTTTCGTCGTTCTGGAACACCATGTCGGTGTCCTCGTATGTCGGGTCGCTGATGTTCTTCAGACTGAACATCGACGCCAGAGTCGCGACCGATTGGTGGCTGGTCGTTGCGTAGTCCTGATCCTTGACCTCACGGCCAAAGAGTGAGTCACGAACAGCACCGCCGATCAACAGCAGGTCCGGGTGGAGTTCCCGAAGGACCCGAAGGCCCTTGCCGTACTTCCGTTCGACGACGCCGCTGCCCGGGACCTTGATGATCTGGTTCGGGTCCTTGATCGGGTCGTATTCCTTGAGAAGGTTCATGTCACACTCCCGATTTAGCGAGGAGTTCAAGGGCACGGGCATATCGCGACGTGAGTTCGTGTGCGCTGGCTTCCGCGCGGTATGCCTGAGCGAGAACGCGGATAGCTTGGGCCGAGGCGCTGATAACACCGTCTTCTTCGAATCGATTGGCAAGAGCCAGTGCTTGATTCAGATTCATTCGTCTTCTCCGAGTACGTCAAAGGCCGAGTCGAACTTCTTCCCGGCGTTGCGGTATGCCATGTAGCCAGCGGCGATCAGCACAGCCACGAAGGCTAGGGCGATGCCATAGACCAGTACGTCTTCGGGGTTCATGCGTTCCCCTTAGGAAGGTGGTCGTTCTCGATGAGGACCTTGAAGACTTGCTTCGAGGCCGTGTGGTACACGATGATCCCTTCGGGTTTCATGAAGCCGGGAACAGCGAAGGAACCCTTGTACTTCAGGAAGTCCAGCGCCCAATCCACGTCTGCCATGGAGCCTTGCAGGATCACAGGAACCGTCTCGCAGCACTTCGGAGTGTTCGGGTTGTGTGCGCCCCAACGAGCCGTGTTGAACAGGGCGAAGCGCTTGTGATCGAGGCCGTAGGTGCTTTGGATGCCCGCGCCATACCATTCACCGAAGTGCTGGCCGTGGCCGAGCTTGAACAGTTCAGCTTGGTTCTCGTAGCACCACTGTGCGAAGCCGAAGTTGTCCGTCTGCTTGCCAGCGTGGTTCGGCGTGATCCAGCGATTGCGGGAACCGACACGCATGGTCACCAGTTGACCTTCAGCGTTGTACGTCTCTGCAACGATGTTCTCGTCCGAGAGGCGGTCGTCCACCGTGATCACGATCTGAGCGTTCGTGCCGTCGATCTTCTCGGTGATAATGATGTCCCGCTTCAGGCGCGGGGTCTTCGGGTAGGGTTGGAATTCCATCAGAGTTGCACCTTTACCTTGATCTTTACGGCCGCGTAGAGTTGGGTGTCAGGGAAACGGTTGTTCATTTCAGCGGCGAACTTCTTGGCGACACGCTTATCGCTGTTGATGAAGATTTCGTGCGACGGGTATCCATCACCTATGACGCTCCCCGGTGCCCCGTAGATCAGGTTGGTATCTGCGGAGTCCTTCAGGTCAGTACGACGAACTGCATAGACGGTTACTTTGGTTTTCATCTTTCTCTCTCGATGTGTTTAAAACCCGTACGCCTCGTCGAGTTCTTTCTCGGACGGCTGCGGTACGAAGTCGGTTGATTTGTCGAACAGGCGACCAGAGTTACGGTCGTATCCGAGTGCGATGGTTCGGCCCGTTGCTTGGCCTGTGTATCGGTCCTTCAGAATCCGGAAGGTCGTCGTTTGGCGAACCTCTTCGTCTTCCGCTTGCTGGTCTCTTTCGAGGCCGAACATGAAGAAGCTCCAGAAGCCGATTGCTCGTGCGCCCTTGAAGTGACGGATGGATACATGCCCGCCTTCCTCGTGGCTCTTCCCTTCGGGGGTTGCCAAGTGGGAGACGAAGTGGATGATGATGCTGAGTTCATTCGCCAGCCCCGCCATCTCTTTCATGATCTTTTCCAGCGACCCGCGTTCGTCCGATGTGTCAGCCATGGCCGTCAAGTGGTCCACGTAGAAGATGCGGATTCCTTCGGCATGCGCCATGTATCGGATCTTGGCCGCTACAACGTCCCACTCGGTCTCTCCGAAGGAGTCGTATAGGTAGACCTTCCCCTCAAGCTCGCGGACGGCCTGAAGGCGCTCCTCGCGGGTCCAAGAGCCATCGGGAATGTGGAACCTCTTGCCCTTCGCCTTGCCAGCGATCCGAGCAGCGGTTTCCGTGGGCTTCTGCTCCAAGAAGATGCAGCCGACCTTCATGCCCAACGTGTGAACGTCGTACTCGATCTGTTGAGTGATGAAATCGGTCTTGCCGATACCAGTGCCAGCGCCGAACGCATAGATTTCGCCGTAGCGTCGTCCGTAGGTCAGCTTCGTGAGACCGTCCAAGAACCATGCGAGACCTTGTTCGATCTCTCGGTCCAACTCCGCATACAGGTCAGCGATCCCCACGATTCCATCGGGGCGGTACGCCTTCGCATTCCACAGGGCTTGAACGACTGCTTCACCCTTGCCCTTCATCAGGCACTCGTTGGGGTCCTTCAGGGGCAGCGAGGCGATCTTGACCTTACCGGGCGGGAACATCTCAGCGACCGCAGCAGCAGCCTCCTGACCTTGCTCGTCCATGTCGAACATGAGCACGATCTCTTCGAAACCCTCGAAGAACTCCATCTGCCTCGCCATGTCTTTCTTGGCACTATGGGCACCACCGGGGACACTGACGACCGGCCACTTGTTACCCTGCAACTGCGATACGGTCAGCGCATCGAGTTCGCCTTCGCAGACAACGATCTTCTTCCCCTTGTTGAAGAGGTTCTGACCGAACATCGGCGGGTGCTTCGGTTCTCCGAGGAACTTGAAGTCCTTGTCGGCAGTCCTGATCTTCACAGCCACGACAGCGCCGTCTTTGAAGTACGGGTACATATGGACAGCTTCGCTCTTGAAGGACCCCACACGGACACCGAAGTGTCTGCAGGTTTCCTCACTGATGCCTCGGGCCTTGAGACCCTTCACATCGGCGTTGCTGTAGAAAGCTAGATCGTCTGACACTTTGGTGTTCCTTCGTTTGTATGTGGGTTCCTCACCATCGTGTCGACCTTTACAGCCGTTGGCAAAGCAGTGGGTATGTCCGTCTGAGTAATGAGCGTTGGCATCTGAAGAGCCGCACTGCTCGCACGGTCCTTTGAACAGCAGGGTTGACTCTTCGTATTCCATTAATCTCTCGTGTAGGTGGGGCAGTGATCTTTGAGTTCCTTACGGCGGTTGATGAAACCACCGAGGGGCTTGGGTGTGCAGCCGATGAAGTACATCGACGCGGGCAGGATCGGCATCTTCACCGGGTACTTGCAGAGACCGTCACCGCTAGGGTGTCGTCGTCCCGCTGCCGTCTGTCGCCACTCGGCGTGCTTGCAGCCTTCGCATGTCTTCACGATGCGTCGAACTCTTTATGGTCACGAACGAAGTCGTGTACCTGTTTGGATTGCGTCAGGCCTAACTGCGTGTTGCTGCGGAAGTGCTTGATCCACGACACAGCGCTGACATCGGCACCGCCCGCACGCCCTACGACGTTGTTGGTGTATTGGATGTCCGACAGGTAGACCCATTGGCCGACCTTCTTGTTAAGCTGCTGGTGCAACTCGTGATTCGAGCGGGTGACCTTGAGCGGCTCCGAGACCGTCTTGACATCGAACAGCTTGTTGAAGACTTGCTCTGCTACGTGGTCTCCCGTGGAGTTCGCCACAGCGAGCACAGCTTCGAGGTATGCGCGGTTGTATTTCATTTCCATTCCGTATCGGTGAGTTCGCCGTTGATGGCTTCGATGCCATCGGCTAGTTTGTTTTCGATGTACTCAATGATCGTTTCGCTATCGAGGTTGTCGGGGACCTTGAAGGTCACGTAGACCTTCCATTCGGTTGTCTCAGGCATTTCAGTAACCCATCAGGGCGTTGAAGGAGTGCGGGTAGAGGGCGCTCAACTCTTCCTGAAGGTAGCCAGCGACATCGCGGCATTCCTTCTGTGCGTGAGCGTCGAGGCGCTGCTGACAGACCCGAGCGAATGCCATCAGCGAACCGGACCAAATCCATTCGGTCATCGTGTTCAGAGGGAGAACCATGCGGGCCTGTTCAGGGGCCACGCCACCACGGAGCAGGGCGTTGTATTGCGCCAGTGCGTGTGCGGAGTTGTTGGTGACCATCAGGTCTGCCCACTGCTGCGTACACTCGGGCAGGTTGTTTGCCGAGCCTTGCTTCACACTCTCTGCGCGTCCACGGAATTCCGAGGGGCAATAGAACTCAGGCTCGCTGTCGATGTAACGGCGGCTCTCTTCGTTCCACGAGAGGCCAACCTGATGCTTCACCAACTGACGCGCCACGAACAGTGGTGCTTTGATGCGGAACTGCACGAAGCAGTGAGCGAAGGGTGACCAGTGGCCGTGCTTCGCGAGGTAATTGATGAGCCGCACGTCTTGATCTTGAAGGGTCTTTACTTCCTTCGCGAACGAGACGCGGGCCACGTTTGCTACGGTTGCGTCGGACCCCATGGAATCCAAGAGTTCAACTTTGATGTCTGCGTAGTTCATAGGGGTCCTAAGGGTGTTAGACGGTGAAAACGACCAGAAGGTCATCGAGGCTCGGTAGGTCAACGACGCGTGGCGGGAAGCCGAGGTGGTAGCGCACGTAGCGCTGTTCGGTGATCGGGTGGAGCTTCTGTTCGCTGATGATGTTGTAGCCGTCATCGCGGAGTTCAGTGATACGGCGGGTCAGCGACTGGATCGAGTAATCCATGATTGCTTCGCGCTGCGTGATGCTGCCGACATCGAAGAAGTGATTGAGCAGCTTCTGGCGTTGGGTCATCTTGGGTTTCATTTCTTTCTCTCTTTGAAAGGGTTTAGAACAACAGTGAAACGAGGTAGCTGACGAGCACGACGAGCGACATGAGCCACACGTACGTCACATTTCGTGCAGCAGCGGTGTAGCGGATGTACGGGCGCTGTACGAGAGCGATGAAGCCGGTGACTTCTACGAACGACCAGAAGCCGTAGATGAGGCCGAGTGCAACGATGAGGAATGTCGGCATTACTTTTTCTCTTCGGATAACCAAGCTTCAGGGATGAGCTTGTCCGCATACTGGAAGCCGTTCTTGGCACACCAGCTTGCGTAGGTTGATTTCGAACCCTTGTACAGGGGCGAGGCGGAACGACTGAAGACGAATCGGATATCGAGTTCAGGGTGCTGCTTCTTGACTGCCAGATGTTTCGTGCGGTCGGATGAATCGAACAGGCCCTTGCCTTCGATGATGATTCCGTTAGCCAAGCGGAAGTCGGGGGTGTAGGTATGCGGAATCGAATACGCCAGCTTCAGCGTCTCGTACTCATATTCCACACCCGCCTCTTCGATCTGCGCAGCGATCTTCTCTTCGAGACCACTACGCATCTTTTGCTTCAGCTTCAGTCCAGCGTTCTTCTTGCTGAACCAGTTCTTCTTCATCAGAAGTTGACGTCTTCGTCAGCCTTGCCCGCCGGTTCATCGTCATACGCCGAGTCCGGAATGCGTTGCGTCATCGTGCCGCCAGCGACGAAGTCAGCCTCGTCATCAGCCTCGAAGCCACCAGCGTTGTACTCGACCAGCTTGATGATCTGCACCGAGTTGATGTACAGCGTCACGCCGATGTTCTTGCCGCTCGTGTACGCCGATGCAGCGCCCTTGACCTTGATCACCGAGCCGCTGCCGATGTGCAGGTCTTCCGTGTTGCGGATCGGATTGCCTTGGCCGTCGAACAGCTTCGGAGCCGGTCGCTTGTTGCCCTTGGCGTCCGTGGCCTTCGACTTGAAGTTGATCGTCACGGTGCCGTCTTCGTTGCGCTTGTACGGCTTGTGGGCTTCCTTGGCCTTCTTCGCACCAAGCTCTTCCACGGCTTCGTCGTCGATCAGTTCGATCAGCGCTTCAGCAGCTTCTTCCGAGCATGTGATGGACGTCTTGTAGACGCCGCCTTCATCGAACTTCGTGTCCGGGCGAATCAGGTTGGTAAAGCCAGCAGCGCCCTTGGGCGAGGTAAAGTTCTTCATTGTGTTACGGGTTCCTTAGGAATTGAAATGGTCGACGTCGAACTCGATCTCTTCGACATAGATGCCTTGGCTCATGAAGCCGACAGCTACGTCCAGCGGAACGAGTCCACCGCTGTGAAATTCGTCTTCAGGGTTGCGATACAGGTGGGTCTCTTCGTGCAGCATTGGTGGCTCCAGAAATGCAGAAAGCCACCCGAAGGTGGCCTACGTTGTGTTGTGTTGTGCAGAAAAAACTACGAGAAGCAGTACTCCGAGTCGAGGACTACCTTGAGGTCAAGGTTTCCACGAGCGGGCACTTGGATCACTTCGAGATTCTTCAGGAGTGCCAGCGTATCTTGCGCAGCATCGGGAGACTCAGCACCCATCTTTGCGGTCAGGGCACGCTTCGCGCCATCCAAAAGGTCCTGCAGGGGGTCATTCGCTTCGTACATTTCAACGAACGTCTCACGAACAATCTTCGAGAACCGCGCCATGTTGTTAGGCGTCGATGCGAACGAGTCGTGGATCAGCAGGAAGTCCGTGATTCCTTCTTCGACCGACTTGAGCACCACGCTATGAAGGTGGGCTGCGTCAAGCGAGTGGATGAAGTTCGGGGAGATACCGGTCTTCTGCTCGTTCTTGTTGATCTGCTTCGTGTACGCCTCGAACAGCTTCGGCTTGTACTTCTTCGGGACGCGGAGTTCGCTATCCCAAACCATCGTCGTGACTTGCTTGTAGGTGGCCTCGTAGTACGTGGAGATAACCGGGAAGCCGGTCGGGCTGACCCAACACGAGGGCAGGTTAGCGTCCGACAGTTCCTTCGAGATTGCACGGAAGAACGTCTTGCACGCTTCAGCACCCGGTACGGTTTCCTTGATTGCCGCGAAGTTGATCTTGGCGAGGTAAGCGCATGCGGCACGGCGAATCGTAGCGTCGTCACCAAAGTGCTTCTTGGCGGATTCGCTGCGCAGTTCGTCTTCCCACAATTGCTTCGACATACCACCAGCTTCCGAGCCGTAGCCGTAAGTCATGGTGTTGCGCTTCGTGATCGAGCGGTCGATGCCGTTGTCCTTGTATGTGCTCCACAGTTCAGCGATGCTTCCGACTTCAACATCACCGAAGTCTTTCGCAACGACAGCAGCGGAAATCTGAGCGACAGCCTTGTACACATCCTTCGGGGTCTCCGAGGGAATCAGGTTGACGTGCTTGCCACCTTCTTCGTCCCGCAGGATTGCCGAGAAGTGCTGCAGACCCGAGCACGAACCATCGATAGCGACCGGGATACGGCACACATACGTCGTAGGGGCCTTCAGAGCCTCTACAAGGGCTTCGGCTGCTGCCATGAAGCAGAAGGGACTATCGGCCATCGACCAGACGTCTACGGTGCTCTTAGGGGCTGCTACGACGCTGCGGATCAAGTCCATGTTGTCGTCAGTCCACTGCACACGCTGTTCGCGGGGTGCCTTGTCCATACCAACTCCCTTGACCTTGAAGCCACCGGTCGTCGCTACGTGCCACTTCAGCCACCAGAGACCATCTTCGGTCAGGACTTCGCCGCGAGCCAAGTTGAACATGGCCTTGCAGTAATCCGAACGTTGATGATTGAAGCTAGGGCGGGCATACACTCGCGCACGAAAATCAAGGTAGTGCGGCTGGTAGAACTCAGGCTCGTTGACCAGTTCCTCCGCAGCAGCAAGGGCGCTGTTGATCGCAATACGCTTCGCCGTAACCGCCTTGTTGAAGCGGTAGTCGGCTGCGCACTTCTTCTTGTCCTCAGAGTTCCAATCGATGCTGCGGGGCGTGCCCGGCATCACATCACCGTCCTTGCCAATCTCGATCTTCTTGCGGTTGCAATGCTTGACGAGGTTGAACACGAAGCGGTTGATCTGGAACGGGACTTCTTGAATCGCGTTCAGCGCACGGATGAACGGAGCATCAGCAGCGATAGCCGCGTTGATGGCCTCACGTTGAGCCTTGTTCGCGTGGTTGATCAGCGGGTTCTTACGGGCCACTCGGGGATCGAGGTAAGCACCACGGTCGAACGAGTCCCACTTCGCAGGGGGCACCAGCATCGCGCCAAACTCGGGGTGATCGTATTGGATCGCTTCAGTCGTCGACCCGATGAACTCAGCAGCCACTTCAGAGAACGTGAGGCACAGGGTCGGCCACTTGTCCTCTTCACCCTTGTGTTCAAAGGTGGCGAACATGTCAGTCGCAGCCATCACCATCATGACCAGACCAGCAGCGAAGCCAGCATTGATATCCGCCTCTTCACCGAAGATGGGGAACCGCTTCTGAGCTTCCATACCGGCGATCATGCGCTCTTGCTTCGAGCGGGGCAGGGCCTTGAGTGCCGCCTTGTATTCCTTACTGTCTTCCTTCTGCCACGCGGCCTCGGCGACCATCTGGCGAACGTCGAAGCCCAACGCCGTGTAAAGGTCTGACATGGAAGCACGGGCAGGATCGTCCGTGTTTGCCAACGCAGCCCTACGGGTCATGTGGGTCAGCAGGAGCATCGCAAGGACGTCCAGCTCGATCATTTCCAGAGCCGGGAAGTACGCGGGCTTCTGACGCGGAGCGGATGCCAGTTCATTGCGCATCGCTTCGAGGGTCTTCGGCATCGCTGAATCGATCAGGCGGCGACCAGCTTGGCTGACCTCACCATTCTCGATAGCACGCTCTTCGTTCTTCAGGTGACGCAGACGGCCACCTTCGTACATTGCTTCTTCGCGTTCCAGATTCGTGCCGTAGTTCAGTGCGATGTCCATGTTGCTCTCCGTGATCGGTTCAGTGCGTTGAGGAACGTATATTAGCTCCTTTCGCTGGACAGTGCAACACAGGATTGCACAAAAAAATTTGGACGGGGTGTTTGCCCTGTCTCTGTTAGGAGGCAATCTCGGTAGCTATTTGATTGTCAAGGCTTTTTGCTAGAGATTCTCTAGGATTTGGGACCCCCGAGACCTCCTGAGACCCCTGCGGGGCTATCGACCAGTTTCCTTTAAAATCAATGGGTTACCGAGATTGCCTTCTTATAGAGAGATGGGCAACCTTGCACAACTCTGTGGGGACTATAGGGGCCTAAAGGCTTCCTTTGGATTACCCATAGATTTCCATGGATTGATCATCATTATTAAATCTCTACTTAATAACTAAGGGTCTCCAAAGGAACCCTCAGGGCGTTACACCAAAGACCATGCATGCGGTCGATAGCAAACAGCCTCAGCCCTGAGCCTTCCTTTGGACACCTTTTTTTGCACAACACAACCCAACATACTTTGAGAGAGTATCCAGAGAGATGAACGCACCTTCACTGCGGGCGCAGCTAGTAGCTCGCCGCACATACCAAAGACCCTTGGATTCCGAGGGCACCGTATTTGAAACATGGGAAGACATGGTCGGTCGAGTAATCGGTCACCAGATGTGGCTGTGGGATCGCGCACAGCTTGGTGGTATCGGTCAGGACGAACTGTACGAACTGAATGAGCTTCAGACGCTGATGTTGGAGCGTAAGGTTCTGATGAGTGGTCGTACGCTGTGGCTCGGGGGCACTTCGGTTGCCAAGAAGCGCGAAGCTTCGCAGTTCAATTGTTCGTTCACCCAAGTCGAGACCGTACAGGACATCGTCGATGTTATCTGGTTACTGCTTCAGGGCTGTGGCGTGGGCTTTAGTCCCATCGTCGGTCAGCTTACGGGCTTCCAGAAGCGCATCCCCACAATCGAGATCATCCGCTCCAACCGCACCGAGAAGGGTGGTCGTGAGCACAACGTAGAGACGTTTGAAAATGGCGTGTGGACAATCGCAGTCGGTGACTCTGCAGAAGCTTGGGCAAAAGCCTTGGGCAAACTGGTCGCCCATAGACACAACGCCAGTAAATTTGTATTCGATGCCTCGGCTATACGCCCCGCTGGTGAGAGACTTGCAGGATATGGATGGATCAGCAGCGGAGACGATGCACTCGTCAAAGCCGTCGAAGCCATCTTCGCAATCCTCAATCGACGAGCAGGTTCGCTCCTCACTCGCATCGACATCCTCGACATCGTCAATTGGCTGGGCACGATCCTGTCCTCGCGTCGCAGTGCTGAGATTGCTCTTTTTGAGTACGGTGCAGACGAATGGCAAGAGTTCGCAGTAGCCAAGCGCAACTGGTGGGAAGACAACGTGCAACGCGCACAGTCGAACAACTCCCTCCTGTTCAAGCAGAAGCCTTCGCGGGCTGAACTGCAGCACATCTTCGACCTGATGGTTGAGGCTGGTGGTAGTGAGCCGGGTTTCATCAACGGTGAAGCTGCGACCCGTAGGGCACCTTGGTTCAAGGGTGTCAATCCGTGTGCTGAGATTCTGCTCGGCAACAAATCATTCTGTAACCTGACCGAAGTAGACGTGTCCAAGTTCAAGGGCGACTCTGCTGGCCTTCGTCGTGCAATCGAGCTTGCTGCTCGTGCGAACTATCGACAGACCTGCGTTGACCTGAACGATGGCGTGCTCCAAGAGGCATGGCACCGTAACAACGACTTCCTTCGCCTCTGCGGTATCGGGCTGACGGGTGTCGCTGGTCGTCCTGACATGCGCTCGTATGAGTATGAAGAGCTTCGCCGTACTGCACATGCTGCAGCCTATGGCATGGCCGACGAACTCGGTACGCCGCGCCCGAAGAACATCACAACGATCAAGCCCTCGGGCACCCTGTCGAAAGTGATGGACGCCGCTGGTGAAGGTATGCACAAGCCCATGGGCCGCTACATCTTCAACTCGGTCAACTTCGGCAAACACGATCCGCTCGTGAAGCTGTGTCGTGAGGCTGGTTACAAGGTCATCCCGAATCCCTCGGACCCCGAAGCATTCCTGATCACTCTTCCTGTTGAAGCGAAGGGCGTTGAGTTCTCCAAGTTCGTCAAGGACGGCCGAGAGCTTGAAGTCAATCTCGAATCAGCGATTGATCAGCTTGAGCGTTACAAGATGCTCATGCAGTCGTGGTGTGACCAGAACGTTAGCGCAACGATTTCCTATGGTGTGGACGAAGTTCCTGCCATCGTGGATTGGTTGCTGACGAACTGGGATACCTACGTTGGTGTGTCGTTCCTGTTCCGTACGGACCCGACGAAGACCGCAAAGGACCTCGGTTACCTCTACCTTCCGCAGCAGCCTGTGACGAAGGAAGAGTACGAAGCATATGTCGCCACACTGCAGCCGATCGATCTCAACAGCACCGCGCAAGACTTGGACGCTGAACTGATGGACGAATGTGTGAACGGGAGTTGCCCGATTCGGTAGTAACAGAGCAGTATCCGGTGACTCGCCCTCAGAAGCGCGAAGACAACCCGGCACTTCAGGTGGGAAGCCTGATCCTTAGTGTGCGCCTTGGCGAGGGCGCTTTAGTTCTCGCTTTGTTCCGCTCTCACTCCGTAGCGGTTATCCACGGGGTTCCAAATTCAAAAGAGCATGAGGGGCTGAACCTCTCCACGTATCTCCAACGTGCCGAACAATGGGAGCCATTCGGGTTCGAGGACCGACCATACAAAAGAGTACCGCAAGCTCATGCGTTAATGAGCGGAGTTGGCCTCCCTCGGCGTAGGAACGAGGCACAGCGTGAAGTTGGAGCAGTTACGAGGAACGAAAGCACGGAGTCTAATTAACCACCGGCCTGATACGTGACCCCGACGAGGTACGCACTACGTAGCAAACTGCTCGTCCGTATATAGCATGGGAACCTCGCGACTTGACATCGCAATGGGGCTGATACCGCTCGGCTAATGAGTAGCGCAACACCCTCGAAATCCTAAGTGCAACGCTTAGGTCTCAAACCTCTTGTTGAGGGGTTTTGAGCGTGCTCTCTGAGGAGGGTGAAAGGTCTCTCTCTTTCTCTCTCCCTTACTCCCTTTCCAGAGGGCACACTCAAAACACATCGAGCTTCACCAACGAGTAAAGGCCGGAATCCGAAAATTCCAGCCACAAAACGATTCTCCAAGATTTTTGGATTAATCAAAGGGGGGCACCCCCCAGTTATTACTCGACCACATCCTTCCTCGCCCGGTTCAGGGCAACCTCCCGACTCCTGAAGAACCCTTCGATTCTCCTCTGCATATCGTCGTTTTCCCCGTATTCGGGGCCACGTCGGAGCGCCTTGCCCGTCCTAGGCATGCCTCTCCCATTCGTTTGCAGCCCCTCAGTGCCGTTCGTTCGCATATCCCTGTACTACCCTACGTTGTGCGGGGTCAGCCCGTCACAGAGCCTCTAAACGCGTTGTGGATTAGACCAGCGTACAGACGCGCCACGCCGTTCCCTTGGTTTCCCTAGGGGTTGGCATAGGCGAGCGCGTACGGAGCCGTTCTAGGCCCTGTAAGACGCCAGCAAAGTGTATCGACGCGTGTTTATCAGGGTCTCCCATGGGTTCTCATGCCGTATAGGCGCGAAAGCACATAGGAAACACCGATAACCCCTAAAGGGGCTCAATGGTGCGATCGATCGATTAGTGAGTGTGGAGACCGCGCAAGCAAATCTCAATGGGGACAATGGTTACCTGAGGGTATCCACGCATACGTGAGACGCCATAGGCCGATTGTAAAGATTTCGCGTCGATATAACCCCTGATTGTATCTTGTTCAAAAGCGACCCAGCGACGCAAACCCGCCTCATGCGGGTAACGGTAGTAACCCATGTTCAATTCACCTTAACGAAATACTGCCACGCGCCAGAACGCATGCGCCGGAACAATGCAGGGTTCGACAGTCCCCCGCGTTCGTACCATTCCCATTTGCTTACCCGAAGGTTTCCCATAGTTCTACCCTGTGTTGTGTTGTGCAGATTCGATTAAACAGCGTGGATTGCAATAACCTTGCGTGCGACGTCGACAACAAAGCCTGACATATCAAACTTTGCCTGACCCTTGGCATAAAGTGCCACAACGACGCCTTGGGGTTCCATATGACGGATATCGCTATCGTCTCCGCCGATGCATTCCATGCCCTCAAACTCTTCGGGAATGTCGGCAGCATTGCGGAATACGACAGCCAAGCGCATGCCGTTTGCCTTCGCAATGTCCACGTACTTCCGATACGACGCGACGCCTGAGAATGAGTAGGTCAAATCATAGTTGGCGGGAAGGTTGCGCCGATTCGCAATTTTGGTGTAATCATAGAATTGAACGTCAGGGAACACGGACATAACGTTAGGATATTCCACGCCGTCAACGGTCAACGAAACATTTTCCCATTTGATATCTGACGTTCCATTCAGACGCACAAGCGGAGTGAGACCATTCTTAGCGGCTTTTTTCACAAGCTTGCGAATGTTGCCAACAAGGGTATCCATGAATTCAACGCGTGCTTCGAAAAAGTATTTCGCCTTGTTGATCCGGGCAATTTGCACATTCGACATAGCACCACGTCCGGCAGTGTAAAGGCATGCTGTCTTGCATTGTGCAATTTCAGCCATGGCGCAAGTGTTGTAACCCGATACGTCAGCCGGTGCCATGTACAGAATGCCCGTCATGAAACCGTATTCCTGACCCTTGACGGTCTTTGCGTTCGTGTCGATGGACAGAAGGTTTTTCGATTTAGCTTGCATGGTCATTCTCACTTGGTTCGTTTGGGCGCTGCGTTTGCTGCACCAGAGACATGACTATAGCCCCCTGCACAAAGTTGTGCAAGAGGCGTTGTGCAAAATAAATGAAAAAACTTTCTCGAATCCCTGAGACCCTTACTAGGCAAGGGTTTCCGCTTGTTGCTCACTGAGCGCCAACACTCGCTTAAGGTGTGCAATTACGCTTTTCCAATAGGCGCGTTGAGGGGAACCCTTAGGCCAAACCTTTTTGTGGCGCTTGGCACGCTTCAAACGTTGGTCGATAGTCATTGGTTACCTGCCGTAAAAGAGAGTGACGATAAACACGCATGCACCGATAGCCGTGCCGATAGCCGTGCCAATTACCAAAGCTTCGTTGAAGGTCACTGCAGGGTCTCCGAGTGACTAGCGACATACCGCGCTGCCGCCTCACTTACAGGCGTGCATGCATGAAAAAAGTGTTGGACTTCACTCCAGACGATACGCCCGGTTAGCTTGGGAGCCAGTGTGCATACTGCGGTTTCGAAGCATGCGAAATATGCGGATTTGATTTGATCTTTGCGAGTCATTTAAAGGGTCTCCAAGGGTTATCGATATGCCGCAAGGTACTTGAGAAAATCACTATCACGCAGAATCTCAGAGACGCTATAGGACGTTGCGTAGCAATGCGGCAACTCACGAGTCTTGCGCATATGCAAGCGTGCATTAATCGTTACATATCGCGAACCATCGCGCGTCTCAATGGTTACTGATACTCCCATGGGGAAACCTTGTGTATCCTCAGGGATAGTTTGTTTCGGCTGTTCATTAACGTACGGGTAATCCGGATGATACGAACCGACACAAACCCAATATGCTTCACTCAAAGCCTTTGCAAAGGTGTATGAGGAAACCAATTGCACGAACTGATAACGGCACTCGTTGAAACCCTCAGTAAGCGCTTTAACTTGCCAAGCGGCTTTATCACCGTGTTTCATCTCTGCGGGCGTATGGTCAACCTTGCATGCATTAACGAAAGCAACCGCGCCCATACGCTTATATGTGTTTGCGTTGCGGGTAACTCGTGCCATGGTGATTATCTCTCAGTATTAGTTAGCGACGCGCAACGAGATTGCAACGACAGTTCCCATAAAGCCAACAAACGAAAGGGTCAAACCTGCGTACGCTGCAATGGTCAGAGCTTGTTTAACTTTGGCGAACATTTCGTTTCCTTCGGTGTCGTTGCTGGTCTGTGCTGCACCAGAGATTCCATTGTGCCTGACGATACACAGATGTGCAACACAAAGATGCACAAAGTTTTCCGAGGGGTTCTAGGGTTTGTCCGTCGTCTCTCTTTAACGACACTCCCCCCCACCACGCACTACCTTTCTAATGCCCATATCGTGGACAGACATGCCGTCTCTCGTGCGCCTATGCCAATGCATCAGGCATGCAAGGCCAATGCGTATCCCTATAAGTAGGGAATCTGAGACGGAATCACCATGCATTAGATAGTTCATCTAGTGTTTCCCCTTTAGAATCAAGGGGTTACATGCATGCACCCTCGAATCCCTGTCGCTGGCGTGCGCTCTCCCAGTCCTACATGTACCCCCTAGGGTCTCTCAGGAACCCTTTCGCAAAAGCCGGTAAAGCCCTGCCGTTGTTGTTGTTGTTCCACCTTGTTGCGTGGACACCACAGTCCCACCCAAAACCCCAAGTACCCCCGGGACCCCCTAGGTACGTGGAGTTAATCTGTCCCCATTACACAAGAATCCCAAAGACCATGGGGGGTAGGGGGGAACCTAAAGATTATCTAAAGGATTATCTCTGTGATTCCCGTCAGAGCCTTTAGATAATCTTTGGTGAATATCATTAATGATAATAACCATAGAAAGAACCCTTAGTCCCTCTAGATAATCCGAGGGAAACCAAAGTAACCCTTGGATTAATATGGCACTCGAAACCGCAACTTATATTTCCCAGTTGGTCGCAGCAAACCCAACTGGCGCTGACCCAATTGCAAATGCAGACGACCATCTTCGGATGATCAAACAGGTCCTTCAGAATACCTTCCCTAATCTTTCAGGGCCGGTCAGTATGAACCAGTCCCAGCTTAATACTGCCATGCCTATTGGCGGCATTATCATGTGGTCGGGAGCTTCTATTCCGTCGGGCTGGGCATTGTGTAATGGTCAAACCGTAGCTCGGTCGGATGGTGCGGGTAATATCACCACGCCTAGTCTCTTGGATAAATTCCCGACCTGCGCTGGTGGCTCTTATGCCGTTGGTGCCACTGGTGGTGTAGCTACGGTAGCCCTGTCGGTCGCGCAACTCCCCCCGCACAACCACACGGCCAACACGGATACCCAAGGGAACCACACCCACCACGTCACCGGTAACACAGGTGGAGCTGGTGCTCACTCCCACTCGCTGCCGAACAACGGCTCCGTACAGGCAGGCTCGGATAACGGTGGCGCTATGTCTCCGGTTTCCACGGGCTACGGCTCGGGCCGCAATCAGAACCCCACGGACCCTGTCGGGGACCACGGTCACTACTTCGAAGTCGACACATGGGCTGCGGGTAACCACGCGCACAACGTCTTCGTTGGCAGCACCGGCTCGGGCGCAGCTATCGAGAACCGTCCTCCGTTCCAAGCCCTCTACTTCATCATGAAGGTCTAAGCACATGGCGCTCGAAACCGCTTCCTACATTTCGCAGCTTGTCCCTGCCAACCCGTTGTCGACAGACTCGGTCTCCCAGTCGGACGATCATCTCCGTCTGATCAAGGTGGCCCTCAAGAACACCTTCCCCAACCTCGATGCCCCGGTGACGGTCACGCCCTCTCAGATGAACAACCCGGTTCCCAAGGGTGTCGTCGTGATGTGGTCGGGAGACATCGGTCTCGTACCGGCTGGCTGGGCGCTCTGTAACGGAGCCAATGGGACTCCTGACCTTCGCAACAAGTTCGTGCTCGGCTCGGGCGATCTGTATGCCCAAGGGTCCTCAGGTGGCTCCGCTACGACTGACATGGCTGGTTCGCACACGCACACGCTCAACTCGGCCACGGCGAACCTCTTGGTCACCACGACCAAGGTGGCTGCTGGTACGGACGTCGATGCGATCACCGCAGTGACCCCTCAGGGCCACACGCACACCGCGAACCTCGTGGGCGACCATCAACACGCTGACCTGCCTCCGTATCTGGCGCTGGCGTACATCATGAAGCTCTAATCAATGCCGACCTTCCCGCTTCGCAAATTGGGAGGCGTGGGGGTCATCACTGACGCAAATCCCTACGACCTTCCGCCGAACGCCTTCTCCGAGGCGAACAACGTGATCTTCGACGAAGAGCGCATCACGCGTGCTCCCGTCTTCAAGCAACTCTTCAACCCGATCCGCTCGGCTCTGTCCTACGACGCAGCCGGGACGATGACCTATGACTCCAACACGAATCCTTATGACTCTGCGGAAGGCGGTAGCTCAATCGCTGCTCGCTTTGTGTCTTCGTATGCCGATCCAATCAACGGCGAGTCGGTCTTCGTATGCGACAACGATGGAACGATCCGTGCCTACCCGGGCAACGCTCTCACGTTCCTCACGCCTCCTTCGGGTCTCGTAACGAACGACAACGTCTGGTCGCATGCGCAGGTATCGAGCTTCTCGTTCCTCACGCGGGCCGGAATGGTCCCTCAGGTGCGCGATCTGCTCGCCGGGGGAACCTATACGAGCCTCGTGGGTGACTGGCCCGCTGCCGATCAGGCTGTGGTCGCTCGTCCGTTCCTCGACTACGTGGTCCTGTTCAACGTCACGAAGGCGGGCAAGAATTACCCCACGATGGTGAAGTGGTGCAATCCGATTCAGTTCGGTGCTGCCAAGACCACCATCAACTGGGACCCCACGAACCCGAACTACCTCGCGGGTGAGAACGTGCTCTCTGAGATGCGTACTCCCGTCCGTGATGCCCTGATGCTCGGGAACACCATGGTGATCTACAACCAGTCCCAAAGCTGGCTGATGGATTACTCGGGGGACACCAACGTCTTCAACTTCCGGCGCTCTAACATTCCCGGGGGTGTGGTCAACACGAACTGTGTGGTCGAGGTCGAAGGCAAGCACTACGTCTTCGGTGAGAACGACATCTACGTCCACGATACCGTGCAACGTGAGTCCGTCGCTGACACCAAGGTTCGCCGGCGAATTTTCAATACGCTCGACCGCAAGAAGCTGGCATCGTGCTTCGTGGTTCACGACTCGGTCGCCAACCTGATCCACTTCTGCTATCGCACGCTGCAGGATGAAGCCTCGTTCTCGAAGGCAGCTTTCTGTAACCAAGCGGCGATCTACAACTATAAGAACGGCTCGTGGTCCTTCATGGATCTCCCGAACATCATCGGGGGTGCTGAAGCGAACGCGCAGCTAGTCAAGAACTCGTTCCCGGATGTCACGGACACCTACGAACTCTACAACACCAGCTACACGGCGTACACGGGCATTCAAGCCAAGATGCCGATCATGCTGTCCGTTGCAGACCAGAACGTAGGCATCACCGACACACGCGTCTTCGCAGTGGACTTGCCAACGGCTGGTCTGGTCAACCTTCCTGCCAACACCGAAGCCCTTAAGACGGCATGGGTGGAACGCACAGGTGTCGACCTCGATGGTCAAGGCTTCTCAACGCTTCGTTCATACAAGCTCATCCAGAGCATGGTCCCTCAGATGTCCTTCGAGGACTCCACAGGAACCTTCGATGTCTCTGTGGGCTGCGCGGACTTGGTGAAGCAGACTCCGAACTACCAGTTCAAGACGAACTTCA